ACCAATACCCGCTAAAAGTGAACCACCATAAGCTGGTCTGTATATGTTTTTAGAAATGTTTGCAAACATAATACCTTTTTGTCCATCATTGGTATTTTCTAAAAATAATTGTGATTGATTAACAGCTCTTGTTAATCCTCCATTTAATGCACCTCCAAATAAAGTACTTCTACCGGCAATTAAATTTATTGCTTCACCAAGTGTATCGGTTGTTCTGTTTGTAGTACCATCTAAAAAATAATCACCAGGTATTGGTGAAAATGGGACATATGAACCATCTAGTCGACTTAAATAATTATCGTTTACATCATCAACTGTTATACCAAAGTTTATTGAATTTTGATTCTGTAAATTTTGTTGTGTGTAAAAACTTTGATTTTGTAATAATAAGTCTTTTAAGACACTTGATCCTAATTGTATAATATATGAATCTTGTGATAAACTTCCATTACTTCCTGTTGGGTTATTACTAACTAAAATGTCATATGGACTATATGATGATGGTGCAAATGTTGGTGGTTCCCAATATGGTTGGTAAATTTTTCCAGGTTTTACAATATCTGTGATTATTACAAAATTGTTAAAACCACCTTGTGGACCATAAGTATTTTGAATATATGCCGCATCAATAAAAAACTCATTTACTAAATCAATTACCGTATCATTTGGGTCATACGGACCTTTATTTGAATCTACCGGCAATGGTGGTCCAGCTAAATTTATTGGTTGACCAAAACCACCGTCTGGTCCATATTCATTTAACGGATATAAACCATTTGCTTGTGTATTTGTACTAACAAGATTATTTGGTGAATCAAGAACATTTGATACAGTCAAATTTGTTTCATAATTAATATTACTTACTTGTGGTGAAAAAGTTCCTTGTACACTATATGGTGCTAAATTTCTAGCAATTAAAGAATTTCTAAATGATGCTGACGATGTAAAAGACAAAAAACTATCTGACATAATGTTACTTTAAAAATAAATATTTAAAAACCTTATTTTATTTATTTGGTTTTTATTAAACCGGTATTAACATCTATATTAAATATTTTTTGAAGATTACTATAATCACTAAAGTATTTTGTTATTGCATCATTCACGGATTTTTGGTCAAACGTTGAGGACACATTTGCGTCTGAACTTAGTTTGACATTAACATTAATATCTGATTTTGTTATAATTTCTTGTAAATTTTGTGTTCCAGTTGCAGTATTTACATTTTGTGATCCGGTATTTTTTGTTCCAGTTGTTGTATTCACATTTTGTACTGTGGTATTTTGTACTGTAGTATTTTGTACTCCGGTAATATCACCATATATATCTTTAACCAAATCTTTTGTTCCAGTTTTAATCCCATTAATAACATTATTAAGACTATCAGTTAATTCGGTTTCAAAATTACCAACTTCAGTTACTAAATTTTGAAACCCTAAAGCACCACCTTCAAAATCACCCTTAGCAATTGCAATAGCCATTTGTTCTAATGAACCGGTTGTCTTATTAAACTTGTCTAACATAAAATCATAATCAACTGGACCACCTTTTTTTAATAATTGTGTTGCACCTTGTCTTTGTACACCAGCCGCCAAATTATATGCTCTTTGCATTGGTGCTGATGCGGCACCACCATACGCTATTCTATTGGCAACAGCTTCTTGTGCGGTTGCAATTCTTTTTTGTGTGTCTAACTGGTCAATAGCAATTTCTTCCATTGTTTTAGCCTTTTCTTCTTGACTTAATTTTAAATTATCAATATCCTCTGGTGTTAATTGATCAACTTCTTTTTCAACTGCTTTTCCAGTTTCTTCATCTTTAACGGTTATTACAGCTTTACCATCTTTCATTTGGGCCATTGTTGCAATCATTTCTTTTGTCTCATCACTTCCAACAAAATCTGGCATTTTAATTTCTTTTAATTTTCTATCAAAATCAGCAGATTTTAAAGCCATCTTTGAGAACTCCTCAGCTCCCATACCCATAGCATCGGCAACTTCTCTCATTCTTCTTTTGGCACCTGGCATAATCTCAAATTGACCCTTTTCATTTAATTGTACAAATTCTTTTGAGACATCTTTCATTGATTTCATAAGTTCGTCAGGGCCATTAAGACCCATATCCATAAGTCGTAACGGATCTAACATTTCTGAATTTGCAACACCCATAGCTTGTAATTTTGAGGCCATTTCTATTGCATTTTCAGGATTTAATAATTTTTCTGATGTTTCAAAAACTGTACCCATATCAATTCCCAATCTACTAGCTTGTGCTGCCATTTTTGCTAGGCCACCAACACCACTACTAAAATTAAACATATTTAGTTGTTCAAGATTAGTTACAACTTTATCACTAACATCTTTTACATTACCACCAACAGATCTTGTATAATCAACAACTTCTTTCATTGTGTCACCAACATCATATATTGAAACACCAACATCTCTAAAATTTTTAGCTAGAGTTCCAGCATCTTTAGTTACTACTTGTGATGTAGCACCCAATTCCCTTATTGCTTCAACACCAATACTACTAGCACCACCCAAGGCTGTACCAATCTCTTTTATTGTTTCCGTTGGGTCGCCAAGACCCATTTCAGTAAATGCTGGTAATGCTTCAGCATAAACCGCTTTAAATTCACCAAGTCTTGCTCTTGTCGCACCCATAGAGTTCATTATTTCAGTACCTTTTTGGTCTAAATCTTCTAAAGCTTGGGGTATTTTATCAAGTCCTTTTTTAACTGAATTACTAAAACCATCAATATTTTCTTGTAATTTAATAACTGAAAAACTAGTATCATCGCTTACATTTTTTATAGTACTTTCAGTTTTTTGTTTGAGTTGTTTTTGTAAAGGTTCAAGTTCTGATTTAACTTTATCACTAATATAGCTATCAAGGTCAGAACCTAAATATTGTTGTCCGTCAACACTTATGTTACTTTTTTTTGTATATTTAAAATTAGATGATGGCATAAGTTAATCTATTTTAACTATAAATAGTAATATTTAACTTTTAGGTTTATTTTCTTCAATAATCTTTTCAATTAAATATTTTCTAACATAAGTTGGAATTTTTAGAAATTCAGAATATTGCATTCTTAAAAACTTGGATAAAATATAAAATTCATCCAACATATATTGTGAATAATTAGAAGAAAGGCCGAAAAAATTCAACCCCAAAAGTAATATTTGCTATTACCTTTTCTCCAGACGGGGCTATTACTTGTTTTGTTAAATCTAATCTTGGTTCATTTTCTCTTAAAAAGTTTCTAATAAACTTTGAATCGGCAATTGGCATATTTTCCGAAAAAATAGAAATTTTACCTCTATCAGAATCACCATTAATTTCAACAATATTTTTAGCTAATTTCCAAGTTATAGTTGGTGCTACACGACCCACAGGATATGATTCGGTCATTTTTTCAATTTCCATTTGTTCAACTAAAGATAATAATTTAAGTTTAACAACAGTTTTTGATTTTGGTAATGTAATTGTAAATAATCCATTATCATCTGGTTTTTGTTCTGTTTTCTTAATTGTCAACTCATCTAACATAATTGAAGTTGAAAACACTTTATCTGTTTCTGGGTCAACAAGTGAAACATTATATTCCGGACCAAAAGATGTATTTCTTAAAAATAATAAAATAGCTTCAATATCCCCTTCCAATAATTCCTCTGGTCTAATTTCTTTTTCGTAGATTTTTGTTCTTAATAATGGAAGAATTAATGATTCTCTAATACTCTTTCTAAGATTAGCATTTAATAAAATGTTTTCATCTGATGCTGTTAAATAACCAACTTTAATTGATTTCTTTTTTGACCTATAAAATATCCCACCACTTGGTAATGGTACTATGTCGTGTGGTAAATTAAAATCTTGTTGTCCTATTTGATATTCATTCATTTCCATAATCTTTTTTTATTATAAAAATATCCAATAATCATTTTTTGTAAATAAAAAAGTCCCCATATAAAATATGAAGACTTTAATAAAATATATTTTTTTAAAAAATTAGTAAACTAATATACATCTATCCATACGGATATTTGAAGAAATTCCGGCGATTTTATCACTTGAGTAATCTAATGAACCACCATCATATCCAGTTAAGAATGCACCTTCTAAAATCCATTTCTCAACAACAACACCAGTTGGGTCAAGCATTTCAAGGTCAACATTCTTTTTATAACCAGCGGCATAACCCATACGACCAGTTACAGACTCAGCACATAAACGAATCCATTCCATAACCGCTTGTGATGCTGACGGACCGATTGGGTCTCTAAACTTAACTGAAATTTCCTCCCAGTTAAATCTACCAGCAACATAAGTTGAGGTATTCAAAAACGGTATTTCCGTTGCTGCAATTTTTAATTTAGGTCTTGAGGTGCTCTCAACATACCACTCATTTATTCCTAATGACGATGGAAATCTTAAAATCCAACGGTTCTCCCTTTTCGGTTCGTAAGGTATAGGCATTTTCATTAACAAATCAGCCATAATTTCAGTTTTTTAATTTTTTATTTTATTTTTGTTTTTATTATAAATATTAGCTTTATAAAAATTTTTCTATTTACTTTGATTTAATTTTGGATATTATCCTATTAATTAAACTTTCTAACATAAGTTCTTCTTCACTTTCTTCTTTTTCATTTCCAGTTTCTATATGAATTTTTGAATATCCTCCTTCTGATGTATCATAAATTATAAATTTTACTTCTGGATACATTCTTGATAGTTCATTTTTTACATACTCAACCATTGCTTTTATATTTCTTGGGTCATCATCTGAAAATCCTAATGAAGTATTAATATATTTTCCACTTTTAATTAAATCATCATATTTTGAAATGAAATCGGCAAGGGCAATTTTTTTTGCGTGCTCAGGATTTGCAGCCCCACCACTTGTCTCTAATCCGAATTTTTCACCAAACTCTTTTGAAGAAACTGGGTAGTAATCCCCTCTCTCATCTAAATAAAAATCTAATAATTGATTTGGGGATAAATCATCTAATTTTTCTAAAAAGTTTTTTGAAAACATTTCTTCGTGTTCAAAAGTATTTTTAATATTCTCCACCATTTCTTCTTTTTCTTCTGGTGACAAAACTAAATGTATAAACATTTTAACACCTTTTTTAATTACATTTGGACTATGTCCTCTAGCGGTAATAATTGAAAATGGGTTAGCATATATTAAATTTTCTTTAAACTTTTTAAAACTTGGTGATTTTCTGTCTTTTCTAATTGCTTCTTTTGTGTCTTCTAAAAATGTTTCGGAACTTGTAAAATCTCTATATGGATTGTTGTCATATCCAACTATTGTGTCCCCTTCATAATCAAAAGGTTCGTTTCCAATTAAATGTCTATATTCCGCAAAATCTTCTGTTGACATTCCAATAACATCCCCAAGGTCAGATTTTAAATATATTTTAGTTGGCATTCTCAAAATATTATCATCCCAATCAAAACCATACAAACGTAGATTTTTTTTCTCTACCATTTCTTTTATAATCTGTCTAACTAAAATTTTGTAATTCATAACAATAAATATATCGTAAATAAAAAATGGGGGTCAATAACCCCCACTTTCTTTAATTTATTTATTTTATCACACATCTTCAAATGAAGCACCGGTTGGTGTAATGTAGAATGTAATGTCAATAAATTCAAGAGACCTTGTTGGTTTGATATAGATTTTACCAACTAATTGGTTTTTATCTAAGTCTTCCGTATCACTTGAAACAGTTACTCGGAAATCGTATAAACCTCTATCTCTTCTAATTGCATCCAAGATTGGATTAACAGCGTTTAAGAAGTCTTGTCTTACTTGTTCGTCGTTTTGGTCAAATAACAATCTTACAGATACAGCAGAAATTAATTTTCTTGCTTGCAATAACAACCTTCTTACGTTGATTCTGTCAAGGGCAGATTCTCTAACTTGAAGAGTTTTGTTACCCCAGATTACAGTACCTACGTCAGCAAATGTTGCAATTGGATTAACTCTACCAATATATAAAGTATCTCTATCTTCTTGTGTCAACTTTTTACGAGCTTTAATTGAATTAACAATACCACGAGTATAACCAGCAGCTGCGAACCAAGGGAATGCTATATTATCAGTAAGTGCTAAGTTTCTTGTAACTTCAGCTGTTGCTGGAATATAGATTTGTGTATTGTTTACACTATCTCTTGTTAATACCCAAGGGTAATATGTTGCAGTATAGTTAGAATCAATTCCTGTTTCTTCCAATATGTCAACAGCTTCTTGTGGGTAAATTAAACCATCGGTTCCAGTTGTTGTTGGTAAGAATAAGTTATAGTCCGGTAATGTTGTAATATACAATGAGTCAGCTCTTTCATTTTCAATCATATCAATTGTATTTTCAACTAAATCAGAATTGTTTTGAACATCAATACCTGGTGTTACAAACACATTGATATTTACAGCCTCTGGGTTTGCAAATGATCTAATACCTAATAAATAAGCGTAGTAGTCAGTGTTACCCCAATCTCTTGTTCCATCACCAATTGCAATTTGTTTAAATGCACCCCATCCACTAGCATTTGGGTATCTATCAGTAGGACAAGCTCCATTAAGGAATCCTTGACGACCTAATGTATATCTATCACCGTTAGTTCTATATTCTCTATAAATGTCCCATCCGTCAAATCCACCTTGAACAAACAAAGTAAACTTACGAGCAAATAATCTGTAATATGGGTTAGTATCAAGAGTCGGTTCAGAACTAAATGGTGCATTACCAACATAGAATCTTGGTGTACCACTTGTTGTAAATGGACCACTAATTGTAATACCACTAGCGTTTCTATCCATATGGTATCCTCTTGTTTTTGTATTCCAATCAAATCCATCTATATCACAAGTAGAAATTGGATTTCTTTTTCCTTTGTATTCAAAGAAACTTGAATCAAATCCCCAGAATGAACCAAGACCTAAATATGTTCTTCTAATATTATCTCCACCAGATATTAAAGCGTCATCAGCTCCTGTTGAGAATCCAAATGGTGGATTATAAATAATTTCACCAGGGAAATCATATTTAGTTTTATAAATTGGGAATGGAGATACAACACCATCATATTGTCTAATTACATAACCATCAAACCCACAAGGAAGTGCATCAACTGGTGCATCCTCATTCATTTCAACCATAACGTATTTAGATTTCAATTCATATTCACCATCTAATGTACCAATTTTCTTAGCAATAAAATTATTTTGTGAAGGATCCATAGAACAATTTGTAAATTTCTCAATTACAATTGGGTTTGAATCGGTGTCATAATAATCTCTAACTAAAACAGTAAATGTTTGATTAGCAAATGAAATATCAGCAATTGAAAGTTTAACTTCTGTGTTTGCTGAATTACCATCAGATATTGTATAAAACTTAAATAAGTTAAATACTTTAGAACCTCTTAATTCAGATACAACCCAAGGTGATGCTGGTGATTGGTATCTATCTAAATACCACCCAATAGAATCACTTTCACCACTTTGTGCTGAATCAAGCGCTACAATTTGTGATGATAAACCTCTAATATAACCTTTTCTCCAAGCATAATTTAATAATGATTGGAATCTTTCTTCTAAGAACAATGGGTTAACATTTCTTGGTTTACCAAAATTACTTGACCCAAATACTTTTGAAATGTATTGAGCATCAGAAATACTAAATGATGTTTCAAAAGTGAAATCAGTACCTAAATCATTTGTTGCATTAATAACAAATGGTAGATATGGATTTTTCGCAACACCAGAATATTCACCACTCATATTTAATGTTACTTTAGTAATATCACTAATTTCATAAACAGGGTTATTTGAATCTGAATAATTCGCAATACCTCTAGATCTCAATGTTGCAACCACTAAATTATCATAATCAGTATATGATGTTCCTGTATAGTAATAAATTCTACCAACTACTTGTCCAGAATAACAATCAACATTTACCGGAGTTGGTGTCGGTGTTGGTGACACAAACGGTTGTGGTGTAACACAAGGGTTTACCGGAGTTGGTGTCGGTGTAGGTGTTATTGGTAATGTTGTAGTACTTGTAACAACAGGGTTAATAAAAGTTAAACCACTTACAATTGACCAAAATGAAAAACCACTATAAGCGCCACCACCATTATTATCAAATAATGCATAATACCAAGGATCATTAAATGGTGATGTTAAATCTGTTTGATCTAACGGAACCGCAGGCACTTGAAATACATTAGTTTGCGCTGTAAAACCGGCATTTGTTAAACCGCTATAATCAGCACCATCTACTGAACCAAAATAACTAATTGTTTCGTTTTCCGCATTAATATTACTAGAATTTAAAACACTAAAAACTAATGATTTGATATTATCATCAAGTGTACTTAAAGAACCATTAAATGTTTCGTATTGTTCTGTTAAAATGTTTTTTATTTCATCTGGAAATTGATCAAGATCTGGAAATGAAATTGATTGAATGCCACTTGTACAACCTGTAAAATCAACAGCAAATGTTATTTCATATGGTTGATTACAAGCTGGTTCACAATTAACAACCGTTGGGTCTAAACACCATACACCAATAGTTGTTGGGTCTACATTCGCTTGTGTTACAATTGACCAAGACGGGCCAGCATCATAACCTGATAGTCCCAATATTCTTGTAACAAATAATTGACTTGATTGTTGTAAGTAAGATTTTGCGATATACGCAGCTTCGTACTTTGGGATTTGAGTATTCACAAATTTTTCTGGTGAAGTACCGCCGAAGTAGCTCTGAAATTCGTCGTAGCTTTTTACAAAGATTGGTTCAAAAGCAGGGCCTTTTAATGTCTCCCCCGCAATACCCAATGTGGTTACACCAACACTTTGTGCTACAAAACTCAAATCAACTTCCGAAGTATAGACACCTGGTGATACAAATACTTTACTGTTTGTTGCCATGTTTTGTTTTAATTATTAGATTTATTTTTTAATATAAATATTCATTGTTTTGGCAAAAACTTTACTTATTTTAAACTATTTATATTTTGGTAAGATTTTTTTCTACCTTTTTTCTACCTATGGATAAAGAACCAAAAAAAATAAAAAATTTAAAGATTGATGAATCAGTTCACAATGTGTTAAAGAAATATTGTGATAAGAGAGGAATTAAAATGTATAAGTTTTTAGAGAACTTAATTATTGAGAAATGTAAAGAAAAAAAGGATATTTACGGTGAGGATTAAATAAGGTCAACAACAAATTCTAAAATAGCATCTTTTGTATTATCTTTTTTAATTATAACAAATTTTACTGTATCACCATTATTAATTTGAATCTCACTAATTGTGTTTCCATAATAGTCACCATTTATAAAAACATCATATGTGTCTACATTTTCTGAATTTGACCAATTTAAATTTGTTACATATGAAAAGGATTGTTCCTTTTCATTTACTGTTGTTGAAATAGAATAAGTGATTGATGTTGGTATATTTGGTTCTGGCCTCCTTTGTCTTTTCTTTTTTATTTGTGTATCAGTTTCAAACATAGTAAAAGCCCTTGTAATAGCCGGGCTTACCTGAAATTCTTCTTCATCAATTAGAAACCCTAATAACGTAAATTCATATTTTTGAATATAAACTTTTCTTTTCTCCAAGTCCATAACTGATTCGTCAGCAATCCCATCATTTATAATCGGAATATAATGTCCTTTAATTACTTGATAGGCTTGTCTTGATGCAAATTTTTCTAAAACAACTTGATTGAACTTATTTAATTCTCTCATTCTATTACAAACAATGGCAACTGTATATTTTATATCAACTGGGACCGGTTGTGGGATTTTGTAAATATCCATTCCGTGTCTTTGTCCATCCCAAGTTGGTACCTTAGCATAATAATACTGTCTTCTATTTGGAATGTTATACATTAGTGCTGGATTACTACCGTATTTAACTTCCGGAGTCCTAATTATTGTTATAAAAGGAGGCTCAACATTTTTATCAATATTTTGGAAATCCCAAGTTTCAACAAACTGTGACCAGTTTTGCGTTGTAATTAAAATATCTACCGTTGGTATTTTCTTACCTTCAACAACGGTTTCTAACTGTTCTTTTACAAAATCTAAAAACCCCCTATCCAAATCAGCGTGTAATAAAGATTTTGGAAGATATGTCCCGTCTTTTGAAATCATATCAGCAATCTCGTGTCTTCTTGGAAGAAGAGTTTTACTTTCTGTTAGTGGTAAATATTTTTTAATCTTTTTAGGTAATCCCATTTTTATAATCCTTTAAATTCATTAGGTCCAACCGGTGCTGCAATAATACTACGATAAAAGGGTTTGAAGCCTTTATATGTATGTTTTATATCGGATGTTACACGACCATCATTTACAACTGTATAATATCTTACAAATGATTCTGTATCATAATATCCAACATAATCACCAAAACTAATATCAATATTTAAATCTTCCAATGTTTTTAAATAAACTGACATTGTAATATTCCCAGGTTCAAATTGATCCATTTTTGTGGTCCCAAGAAATTTGTTTTCCGGAGCTGCAATTGCAACATAAGCATTAAATTCAACCGGGGGTAAAAATTTTACACCGTCCGAAACAGTTTCACCGTAAACATCATCAGTTTTAGTTTTAGTTCTATCAACTCGATATAACACACAGGTATAGTTCATATCACCAATTAACCACTCTTGACCCATCTCAATCTCAAGGTTAAAGTCACTATCACCAAAAAATTTACCAAGACGTGTTATAGGAACTTTGTTTTGCATAGTTGTTTTATTGATAAATATTCTAATGGTTATTTTATAAAATAAAAAACCCACCTTTATGGGGTGGGGTTTAAAACTTTTATTTAATTATTGACTTACCATTCAAAACCTTTAAAGGGTTTTCCTTCTCTTTCTTTATAGCGTTTTTGTCTTTTATCGTGTTCTTCTTGTGCCAAAAGTAAACCGTCCTCAATTGAATCTATTTTTGTTGGTGTAAAATAAGCCCCAATTGACAAACCTTTATATAATACTAAACCCTTTTCTGTTTCTTCAACAAAAGCGTAAACACCAATATCACTGTGTTTTGGTTTGATAGTCCATCTTGGTGACTCACCAAGTGCAATAACATCTGGTGCTTCTGGCGTTGTTATTTCTTCTTCGTGATATTCTTTATTTTCATTAATAACTCTTTTAACAATTCTTGTTAAATCTCTTTCGTTTAATCTAACTATTCTTTTCATAATTTTTTTTATAGTTTTTTATTTTTTTATTATAAATATATCATCAAAAAAAAAACAACTTTAATTGTATAAAAATATGTTTTATTGATAAATATTCTTTTTATTGTTATTTTTATTTATAACTATAATTTTGGAAATTCAAAAACAAATAATAGAACAAAAGGCTTTGGAATTGTTAGACTCATATAGCGGGGCTAACAACTATATCCTTTATATGAAAACAAAAAAAGAAACAAACAAAAAGTTTTACCCAACAAGGACTCAAGCAGATTACATTGTTAATTATTTTGACACAAAACCAAAGGTTGCTCGTAAGTGGGTTTTTCTTGATACTTACTTTGCAAAAAAGTTCGCAACAGAAAGATACTTACTTGAAACCCCAGAAAAAGTTTACATTGAAAAACTACTGGTTGAAAAAGATAAATCATATCACATTTGGGGAAAATTTTTTGAGAAAGATGTTTTATCTGAATTTTGGGTTCCAAAATCATCTTTAATTAAAACACATTCAGTTGAGAAAGTTGATGTTGATTATTCTAAATATGAACATAGACCACCACTCTCACACCAAAAAGAAGCTGTTGAAAAACTTGTTGGGTCAAAAAGATTTATTCTAGCTGATGATATGGGTCTTGGTAAAACAACATCAACAATCATTGCTGCTCTTGAAACTGGAGCAAAAAAGATTTTGATTATTTGTCCAGCATCACTTAAGATAAATTGGGAAAGAGAAATTGCAAATTATTCAGATAGAACCGTATATATTGCTGAAGGTAAAAAATTTTCAACTGAACACGATTTTGTTATTGTAAATTACGACATATTAAAAAACTTTCACGACCCAAAAGGTAAAGAAAATTCATTGCTTGTTAAGTCCGGATTTGAATTAGTAATATTGGATGAGGCCCATATGATTTCAAATGCTCAAGCTCAAAGAACAAAAATCATAAATAATTTTGTAAAAGATGTTAAAAGAGTTTGGTTATTAACCGGAACCCCAATGACATCTCGACCAATGAATTACTATAATCTTTTAAATATAATTGAAAGCCCGGTTGCACAAAACTGGATGGCTTATGCTATTCGTTATTGTCAAGGGTACCAATTTAGAGCTGGAAATAGAAAGGTATGGAATGTTACTGGTGCGTCAAACTTGGAAGAACTACGAGACCGAACATCTTCACAAATTCTTCGTAGATTAAAAGAAGATGTCCTTGATTTACCGGACAAGATTATTACACCGGTTTATTTAAGAACCTCATCAAAAGATTATAAAGATTTGATGGGCGAATACTACGAATGGTTAGAAAATAAAAAAGAAGAATCATCATCACTTACCGTTCAGTTTTCAAAACTAATGAAAGTAAGAAAAGTGATTGCAAATGAAAAATCAAAAGAAACAATTGAGTTCGCACAAAACATTATAGATCAAGGAAAAAAAGTTATTATTTTTACAAACTTTACAGATACACTACAAACAATTTATAGTCATTTTGGTAAGGAAGCTGTTTATTTAGATGGTAGTTGTAATAAAGTTCAAAGACAATACGCTGTTGACCAATTCCAGGACAATGAAAAAATAAAAGTATTTGTTGGGAACTTAAAAGCGGCCGGTGTTGGTCTTACTTTAACATCAGCTGAAGTTGTAATTATGAATGACTTATCTTTTGTTCCGGCAGAACACGCACAAGCTGAAGATAGAGCTTACCGATATGGTCAGAAAAATAATGTTTTAGTTTATTACCCAATCTTTGAAAACACAATTGAGGGTGTAATATATGATATATTAAACACAAAAAAGAAAATTATTGGTACTGTAATGGGTGATGAGGTTTCGGAATCCGTTGATGTCGTAGAAGAAATTCTTAATCTAATTAATAAAAGAAAATAACCTAAACCACACCTAAAGTGGGGTTTTTTGATATTTAAAGTATTTATATTATAATGAAAGTAAAATTAGGATTTAAAGATAGTAGTATTACAAAAGAGGATAAAGAATTTTATAAAAAATTCATACATTTCCTACAAAAAGAATATCCATTAAAAGAAGATATTACAATTTCTTTTGTACCTGAAAGAGTTGGTCATATGACAAGTGGTAGTCATAATGTTAAGTTAAGACATATTAAAGTTTTAAGTAAAAACAGAATAAATAGAGATGTGTTAAGAACTTTGGCACACGAGTGGGTTCACGACTATCAAAGAGATATTTTAAAAAGAAGAAGAGGTCCGGATATTGGTGGGAAAAACGAAGATGAGGCAAATGCTTTTGCAGGACAATTAATTAAAAAATTTGAGAAAAAATTCCCACAAAAAGAAGAAATGATGTATGAAGGTTTAAATAGAAAACTAAATGTATTAAAAGAAGAAATACTTTTAACTGAAATTAAAAATCAAGAAAAACAATTAATAACTGAAATGAAAAGAATTGGAATTGAGAAATTACCATATTCTTATTCTGCTTTAAATAAATTTGTTGGTAGTGATACTATGAATATTCATTACAACAAACATTACAAAGGTTATGTTAAAAAATTAAACAAAGCTCTAAGTAGTACAAATTTTAAATACGAAGACCTTGAAGATATTATAAAATCAATAAGTAAATTTGACAAAACTGTAAGGAATAATGCTGGTGGTGCTTTTAACCACGCTTTATTTTGGAAAATGCTTTCCCCAAAAAAACAATTACCAAAAGGTGAAATTCTTGACAAAATAAAAAAACAGTATGGGAACATACAAAAAATGAAAAACGAATTTAATGAAGTGGCAAAAGATAGTTTTGGTTCCGGTTGGGTTTGGTTGGTATTAACAAAATCAAACAACTTAAAAATTATGTCAACACCAAACCAAGACAATCCATTAATGAATGTTATTAATAGTGGTGGTTATCCATTACTTGGTCTTGATTTATGGGAACATGCCTATTATTTAAAATTTAAAAATAAAAGAGACGCTTACATTAAAAATTTCTGGGATTATGTAAATTGGGATTTTGTTAATGATTTGTATATAACAAAATCAAAAAAGAAATTAACCGAATCAATAAACAGATTACTTGTTGAAAATGAAGAACTTGATCAAGAACTTAAAAAAGTTATGTCTAGAGAATTACAAAAAATTCGTCTTATTCCTTTGGATGCTGAAGCTGCGGCGGAAGCAATAAACAATATTACAAGTGCCGAAATTGAGAGGGGTAATATTAATTTTAATAGGACTGTACAAGGATTAATGACACTTGATTTAAATACCGTTTCTGAAAGATCAAAATATAGATTTAATAATTATTTCCAAAGATTTGTTAAAAGTAAAACGAGAGGTTTTGATTTTGAGGGAATGGTTACTGGTTTTCTTGATGCCACTTTAGCAACTAGCTTGTCTTCACCTTTTGATGTTTTAACAAAACAAGGTGACAAACTTTCTTGTAAGATTATTAGAAATACTGGTGAAAGAATTTCACTTAAAAGTATTAGAAAATCTGTTGGTATATTTGTGTCAGGATATAATGGTTCTCAAGAAAATAAAAATAAATTAATTGAATTGAGTCAATACCCAAACTTTCTTGAGCTTTTAATTAATCACGAAAATCAAGATTTAAGAAATCAGGCCGAAGATTTATTAAGTTTTTTACTTACGGATATAACAGGATTACTTGTTGGGGTCCCAAATCAAAAAAATATGAGTGTTGATTTATACTACTATGATAAAAATAGAATTATTGAACTTATTAAAACGCCAAATTTATTAAAAGCTGGTAGAACAAAAGAAGCACAAACAATATCACTTTCAACAAAAATATTAAAAATGGATAAAACAATGTCAGGAGCCATTAAATTCCCAAGTGTAACAGTAGACCAATATAAACAATTTTTGATTGGTGATGATAAGACCAAAGAAGTTGTTAGTTTATTTAATTCATTGGGTGAAAAGTACGGCGTATTAAGACTTGGTGATAATATACCACAAGATATTATTAGAGATTTATCAAAAAATGAAAGGTTTAAATTTGATCTTAAAAGATTAACAATTCCAAGAGCTTGATATTTATTAAGAAAAACCTCTTATGTCAATAATCAATGAACCCGAAAGAAGTCAACTTTACACAAAGATTAGACACTTACTTGGTGCACCTTTAAGATCTGTTGAGCTTGAAGATGAACAAATGGATACATTACTTGAATTTTCAATTGATGAGTATTCACAATATGTACAAGATTGGTTAATTGAGTCACAATGGACTGCTCTAAATAATTTAAATCTGGACACACAATCATTAGCAAAAGCTTTCACAACAAAAAGTTTAGATTACGAAACAAGATATACTTACGCTTATTCAAAAATTGTTGGGTTACAAGCTGGTGGTGATTATGTATTAAAAAAAGATTATATACAATTAGTCCCTAAACAACAAATTTATGAAATCCCGGCAAATAGGGAAATTAATGAGTTATTATGGTTTACCCCACCAACACTAAACAACACAATGTTTGACCCGTGGTCATTCGGTTCATTAGGATATGGTGGTGGTCTTGGTGGTGGCGGTGGCTTAGCTCAAATGGGTGGTAATATGGCCGGTTCTTATTTTATGATGCCAGCATTTGATATGTTATTAAGAATGCAAGAGATTAACATTCAAAGAAGAATTATTGCTGGTGATTTAACATATAAAATAACCGCACTTCCTGATGGTAAGAAAGCAATTCACCTAATGAACACACCTGGTGGTAAATTTGATTTTGGTAATGGTACATTAAGTAGAGGTAAAGTTTGGTATTGGTATTATGATGTTGGTCCAGAAGATAGAGATAAATGTTTAAAAAATAATCCAGAAATAGTTAAACTTCCATCTGATGTTCCATTTGATAAAATCAGTTGGTATGAATTAAATAACCCAGCACAAATTTGGGTTAGAAGATGGTTTATTGCATACTGTAAAGAAACTTTATCAAAAGTAAGAGGAAAATATAGTGGTAATCTAAAAACACCAGACGCTGATTTAACATTAGATTATCAGTCATTAGCAACTGAAGCAAAAGATGAAAAGACAAAATTAATTGAGGAACTAATCGGTGCTGAAGGAAGATTAACTCGTCTTAAACCAGAAAAGGTAATGGAAAGAGAAGCTTTAATTGCTGAGAATTTAAATAAACAGCTCAAGTTTAGAGCGATGCCTAGACAAATATATGTAATCTAATGAGTGGAGTAAGATTTGATAATTTAACACAAAGAAAAAATGTTGTAAAATATACAACACAAACTATTGTTGAGCCAAAAGTTATTATTGAGAAACCGGTTGAGGTTCATAAAATAATATCCGAATCTGTCTATACAACTAACGATGAAACATTTTTAATTGTTAGGGGTGTTGAGTATTCTGAAGTAACATTAAATTCTTCTATTGTAAAAAAAATTACAGTAAAATCTCTTACACAAACTTTAATTAAATCCGACACTGGCTCAATTGATGAGGAGTGGGATGAACTTCTTTTAGAAAAGGGAGCATGTGTACAATTTCAATTTGTTGAGGGTAATTATTATATTATTAGTAGTGACGGTCTTAAAACGTCATAAAATTTTTCAGTATTTTCATCAATATTTTTATACATATGATACGGAGAAATATTAACCTTTTCCCAATATACGACTTCTTCATCGGATATTGTCATAACATCTTCTAATTTATCCTGATCACCTTCCTCAAATGGAACACCATTTATTAGTTCACACTGATCTTTAGTGAAGAAAGGTCGTTCTTCTGGGTTTTTGACAAGTAGTCCATCTCTAACCTCTTCTTTAAAACAAACAAGTAATGGTTCAACCCTTTTATTAAAAGTTGCAATTGCTCTTTGGATATTATACTCGCCGGTTAAACCTGGATTACTCTCTAATTCCTGGGGGTCAATTCTATAACAATTAAGTTGGATTACAGATTCTATTGTATCCGGATTTATTTTTGTGTTTGAGAAAAAGGTATTTAACTGTTCTTCATTCCACCCTTTTTTTGGTTTATTAACTTTTTGAACATCACCGTGAGACGCTTTTATTCCATTATTCACATAGTAAATAACATCACCAAGACTAACATTTAAATTTTCTTTAATTACAAGCTCCATATGTGCCTGTCTTGACATTAAAGACCCAGCTTTAGTTGTTGTTTTACTTCGTTTAATATAATCATCAACTGTTTGTTTAACCTTTGCTTTGTTTGCTATATCAATAAGGGGGATTTTTTGATCAAATATTCTTTGTAGATATTCATAATACCACTCAACAAAACCTTGTCCATCACCATTAAGAAGTAATTTAATTGCTTTATCTAAAAATATCTCAATATATTTTGGCATTTTTTTAGATTTAATTGAGTTACCGGTCAACTTAACTTTACCGTTGTGTTCTAATGTTGCATAGTTTTTACGAGCTAAATTAATACAAGATTTCCACGTGCCGTCACAATCAAGCCCTGATGGTCCTCGCATATATAAATCATTAAATTCTGCAACATCTGCATCATACCCAATATATTCTTTTCCTTCTTTAACCAACCAATTTAATCCCTTACCAATGTATTTTCTATCATCAACACCACCTTCTGGTAATGAAAAATTGACCCCGTCCGTGTCACAAACCAAACTTGAATACCCTCTTTTAGTGAAAAAATCAATCATAATACGAAGGTATTGTCTACCGGTACAGGTTATCATTTCCCCCTTATCCATATCCCCCCAAGGAAAAACTTGTGGTGCTGACAAGGCACCAAATAATGAATTGATAAAAATTTTCACTGGTAATTGGAAATTATCATATTTTTGTGAAATTTTCTTATCTTTTGTTTTCCATTCGGCCGATAAATTCTTATACAAAATACGAGTGTCCCTAAAATACGATAACAAACCTTTCATTACTCCAGTAATATCTGAATCCGGAAACACATCGTGTGTTAATTGGATTGATGGATATAGTGAAGAGTAGTCAAGTTTTAATACGTCTTTTGAATAACCGGTTTTAAGTAATCGTGATAATCCACCAACAAAATTTCTTTTTTCTTTTCTTGCTGGAATTGCAATACCATTCTTATAAGACCAAGCAAGCATTACCATTTTCCAAATGGTTGCTGTTCCCATTGTTGAAACTCTTTCATATGTTGTTGGAAGAAGGGACGCAAGAAGGAATGACCCTTGGTTGAACTCTTCGTCAACAAGTAGGGTTTCTTCCAAGTCATCGTCAAGGTATCGTTCCACAATATCATCACCGGTTGTTTGAATATAAATGTCAGTTCTTCTTGAACATACCTCATCTATTTTTTTATCAACACCGACTTTTTTATACTTACCGTTTTCAATATTCAACCAATACAAATTCTTTTCTCTATATATTGACCCAATTTTGTCGTGGTCAATATATACTCGGTCACTAGCCTCAGCATCAATAAATTTTGTAATGTATTTAAGACCCGCTTCTTTTATTGATGAATTAATTGCTTGTGCTCTACGAACTGAATGGATAATATCAATAATGTTATAACCCCACATTTGAGTTTGGGTAAAACTCTCAACCTCATTCCCTAATTTAAGAATAGAATCTTTTTGTGTTATTGACCTTTCACCGTGAAGTGACTTTGCAATTTTTTTAATATCAAGATTTAATAATTTACATCTTTCATAAATCCAATACCAGTCAAAGTTTGCTGAGTTATATCCAGAAATAATTGAAGGTTTTATCTCGTCTATAATTTTAAAGAACTCAACAATACCTTTTCGTTCTTCATCTTCATTTGAACATTCAATTACTTTTTTATATCCTTTATTTGTTTTAATCCCAATCATAAATATCCTACCATCTTTAGGTTCCAAAGATGTCGTCTCAAGGTCAAATACAAGTCTTGTAATATCGTTGTAATCTTCAAAACCTTTGAATAATCTTTTTTCTTTTGATACTAGGTATTGTTCAACCGGTGTAAGCATTAAGAATTTATCTTTTGTCTTTTCACCCCAAGGATCAATTCCACCATCACGAAAAAATTGTGAAAGAGCTCTATACCCTTTTAGTGATTTAACAAGAAATGTTAAACCATTTTCCAATTGTTCATTACCATCGGTTCTTAATTTCTCAATAACAATACCATATTTTGACATTGCTTCTTTTTGTAACGCCTTTGATCCTTGATAGAAATTAAGACCTCTTAAATCACCAACCCAAGCAAATGCAATTAGATTGTCTCTTACGATTGATTTTCCTTTTCCGGGAACTTCTTTTATTTTATAGATGTGGTCTTTTTGATAATCAAACTCTATTGCCACAATGTGTTCTTCAGGGTCGTTTCCTTCTAGAAACGATTTAATTTCTTCTGCTGTAATCATAAATATATTTTTTGAGTGGTGTATTAGCTTTCGTAGTTTACGAAATTTACCTTACCTCAATAAATATATTTAATACTCTAAAAATTGTCAAATGAAAATTTTGTAATTATAAATAATATAATACCTCCGCAGTACCTAAAAATGTTGCTGAGTTGCTTAGTGGTGTTATACATACCCACATTTCGTCAAGTGTTCCGTTAACATTAGATCCAACTCTAATTTGATTATCATCCACTTTAACGTCAGTAACAGCCGTTGTTCCAGCTTCACCAATTAATGATGTCATAATGTGTCCTGGTGATGTTATTGTTGTTGTGACAGTCCCGTTATATACTGAATACTGAAATGGTGAATTTGGTATGTCAGTCCAACTTGGGGTTGCAGATAATGTGGGATTAAATTCAATGGTTACTAAGTAATTATCATTTGAGGTGTTTAAAATGGATAAACTACTATATTGTGATGTCACTGATTTATAACTTTCTTTAAGCCTATAACCAATATACGGATATTTTGT